ATGATGAAAAAGGATCAGGTTCGTTTTTCGCAGCGCGCGCTTAGCGCATTACTGAGCGTACTGCTGGCCACTCAGCCACTGCTCCCTGCCGTGGCGGCAACCCTTACCCCTTCCGGCAATACTCAGGTTGATAAAGCCGCCAACGGCGTTCCGGTGATCAACATCGCCACACCGAACCAGTCCGGTATCTCCCATAACAAATACAACGATTACAACGTCGGGAAAGAGGGACTGATCCTTAATAACGCTACCGGGCGACTCAACCAGACCCAGCTTGGCGGCATTATCCAGAGCAACCCCAACCTGAAAGCGGGGCAGGAAGCCAAAGGCATCATTAACGAGGTGACCGGCACTAACCGCTCAACGCTGCAGGGTTACACCGAGGTCGCCGGCAAGGCGGCTAATGTGATCGTGGCTAACCCCTACGGCATTACCTGTAACGGCTGCGGATTTATTAATACGCCAGAAGCGACGCTGACCACGGGTAAACCGGTGCTGGATGCCAAAGGCAATCTTCAGTCACTGGACGTGAGCAAAGGCAGCATCACCATTGAAGGCCAGGGGCTGGACGGTAGCCAGAGTGACGCCGTGTCGATCATTTCACGCGCCACCGAGATTAATGCCCGGTTACATGCCAAAGATTTACGTGTGGTTGCCGGGGCGAATCGCGTGGCGGCAGACGGTAGCGTAAGCGCCCTGAAAGGCGAGGGCGCAGCGCCGAAGGTCGCGGTAGACACCGGTGCGCTGGGCGGGATGTACGCCGACCGCATTCGCCTGGTCTCCAGCGAGAAAGGGCTGGGGGTGAACCTTGGCAATCTCAATGCGCGCCAGGGGGATATTCAGCTGGATGCCAGCGGCAAGTTAAGAATGAATAATAGCCTCGCCAGCGGCGCCATTACGGCAAAGGGCGCGGGCGTGGAGCTCAGCGGTAGCCATCAGGCCGGCGGGGCGCTGAACGTGGCCAGTTCGCAGGATATGGCGCTCAATAACAGTACGCTCGCCAGCAGCGGTGAAATGCGCCTCTCCAGCGAGGGCAAACTGCAGGCAGAGGGCGGTAGCCTCACCAGCAAAAGCGATCTTAACGTGACGGCCGGGAAGGACCTTACGCTGGTTAACACGCGTGCCGGAAGTGAAAATCGCACCACCCTCTCCGGCAGCGGCCTGTTGTCTGCGAATGCCAGTGAAATCACTGCCGGGAATAGCCTTACGCTGAAGGGAGATCGGGTCGCGCTGGATGGCAAAAGCCGGGCCGACGCGTCCGGAGATATCCGCCTGACGGGTAGCCAGATAACCAGCCAGGGACAGGTAAATGCGGGTAACGCGATCGCCCTCTCCGGTGACAGCGTGACAACCAGCGGGCAGCTGGCAGCGAAAGGCCATCTCGGTATCACGGCGGGCGATCTGAATAATACCGGTCTCTTGCAGGGTAGCGACGTTAACCTCCAGGGACAAACCATCACCAACAGCGGCACGCTGCAAAGCGGCGGGCAACTGGTGCTTAATGCCGACGCGCTGACTCAGCGGGGGACGCTGGGTGCGAAAGGCGATGCGAACATCGTCGTGGATAAGTCGCTGAATAATAGCGGCAACCTGCTTGCTGACGGTGCGCTGAGCGTAAAAGCCGGTACGCTGGTACAGGACGGAAAACTGTCCGGTGCGAAGTCGCTGACGGCTCAGGCGGATACGCTTACCAGCGGTAAAGATTCCCGCACCACCAGCCAGGGCAATGTGCAGCTAAGCGCGGCCCGACAGGCCGATCTTAACGGCCAGACGGACGCCGCAGGGGCATTAACTGTCAACGCGAAAGCCCTTACCACGCGGCAGGATGCGCATCTGCAAAGCGAAAAAGATCTCACCTTACAGGCAGACAACGCTGAACTGAACGGTATTCAGGCGGCGAAAGGGAAGCTCTCCGCGACGGCAAAGACCATCAAACACGGTGGGAAATCGACCGGAAACACGCTGGACGTAACGGCTTCCGGAGATATGGCTAATTCCGGCGACTTAACTGCCGGTGCCATTACTCTCAGCGGGCAGAACATCACCCAGACCGGAACCGCTAAAGCGGATCGCCTCAGCCTGATGGCGCCTGGCACAATCAGCAATAGCGGGACGCTGGTGGCGGATAATCTGCTATTGAGCGGCGCGTCAGTTCTCAACGGCGGTTTGCTGCAGGGGAACAGCCTGCTAAATCTCAAAACAGGATTGCTCACTAACCTTGCTGGGGGGGCGATTTATAGCGTTCAGGATCTGACGCTGAACATCCCCACGCTGAATAACAGCGGGCTTATCACCACCGACGCAAGCCTGTGGCTTAAGGGCGATACGCTTATCAGTCAGGGCGAAATTAACGGCGTTAACCTTTACAGCGACTATGCCAGCCTCAGCAATCTCGGCGCGGGGCGGCTGCTGGCGGACGATCGCCTGACAATATCAGGCATCACGCTGGTCAACCAGGGCACTATCGCGGCTGACAACATCGGGATAACCGCGAGTGGCTTGCAAAATCAGGGGACGGTGCAGGGGAACGACGCCCTGAATCTTGATGCGGCAGAGGTATCGAACAGCGGTGCGCTGCGTAGCAACGGAGCGCTGGAACTGCACGGCGTAACCCTTGCCAACAGCGGCGAGCTGAGTGCAACCACGCTGCTGTTAAATCTGACCCGCCAGGCCCGTAACGATGCAGACGGGCGGGTTATTGCCCGAAACGGGCTGACGCTTACCACCGCCGAAACGCTTAACAGCGGGCTGATGGCCGGTAGCGATGTACAACTCAACAGTGCCGCGGTGACCAATAGCGGTACGCTGCAGGGCTCCGGTTCACTGGCAGTGACGGGTGCACAGCTCATCAACCAGCAGGCGGGTATGCTGCTTTCCGGCGGTGAGCTGAAGATACAAAACACCACGCTCAGTAATGCCGGACTGCTGCAGGGCAAAACGCTAAATCTTGCCACCGGCGAGTGGATTAACGACGGCAACGCGCTGGGCGAAACGGGCATTACCGCGAAGGTGGCCGGTTCCCTGAGCAATAGCGGCAAGATACTGAGCCAGCAAGGGGCAGATGTTGAGGCTTCCGGTATCGATAACCGGGGCCAACTGCTGGCAAAAGTGCTGGCACTGCGCGGCGATCTGCAGAATAGCGGTCTTCTGCAGGGCAGCAGCACAGTAAACTGGTCGGGTAATACGCTGGTGAATCAGCAGCAGGGGCAGATGGCTGCCGGTGACACGCTGACGCTAAGCGGTAAAAACCTCACAAGCCAGGGGAGCCTGCAGGCGCGTAGCGCGACGCTTGGCGCAGAGACCTTTACCAACGGCGGCACGGTTCAGACCCTTAACGATCTGACGCTGACAAGTACCGACCGGCTGGATAACACGGGCGCGCTGCTTAGCCAGGATCGGTTCACGCTGACGGCGGGTCGGCTGTTTAATGACGGGCAGCTGGCAGGTAAGGCGCTGACGCTGAACGCAGCGCAACTGACCAACAACGGGATCCTGCAGGGTAACGACAGTCTGGCGCTTACCACCCGGACGTTAATCAACGGCAGTACCGGGCAACTGGTCAGCGGCAGCGGCCTGGATCTGTCGCTCGAACGGCTGGAAAACAGCGGGTTATTGCTGGTGAATAAAGCCTTCACCCTCAATGGCAACGACCTGATTAACCGGGGCGATATTCAGGCCGAAAGCCTGAACTTCAGCCTGAACAATACCCTGACCAATCAGGGCAAGGCGGTTGTCCTTCAGAACGCGACGCTCGACGCAACGACAATCACCAACCGCGGCACGGTAGCGGCTAAGACGCTGGCGATAAGCGGCACGGAACTGCGCAACAGCGGCCTGGTGCAGGGCAACAACGCGATTGACGCCACGGCCGATCGCTTTATCAACGAACTGAACGGCACCTGGCTCTCCGGTGGAGCACTCACCCTGCGGGGCGGGCAGATGAGCAACGCCGGTGTGCTGCAGGGCTCCACGCTCGGGATGACCGGGGCAACGCTTGCCAGCAGCGGCACAATCAATGGCCTGACGGGGTTGAACGGTACGTTCAGCGGAACGTTAAGCAATACCGGCCTGCTGCAAAGCGGTGGGGCGACGACGCTCAACGCCGACGCGCTGATAAACCCGGGCCGGATCATGGGTAACACGCTGTCGCTCAGCGCCCGCGAACTCAATAACGGCGGGCTCTGGCAGGGTACCCAGGGCCTGACGGTAACCGGCGATACGCTGACCACCGAAAGCGCGTCGCGCACGCTCTCCGGCGGCTTGCTGACGCTGGACGCCGGTCAGCTGACTACCCAGGGCACACTTCAGGGCAACGGCGCGGATATCCGCGCGACAGACTGGACGCACGGCGGATCGCTGCTCAGCCAGGGGGCATTAACGGTGAATACCGGCGGTACGCTGACCTCGACCGGCTCGTTGATGAGCCAGGACAGGGCCGATATTAACGCGCAGACGCTGGATAACCGGGGACAACTCCTCAGTGAAGAGGCGGTAACGCTCGGGGGCAACACCCTCAAAAACAGCGGAACCGTGCAGGGGAAAACCCTGGCGCTGCAGCAGAAGAGCATTAATAACCAGGGCACCTTAACCGGGCTGCAAAGCCTGACGGTACAGGCGCAGCAGCGGCTGATGGCACGCATGGCGATGGCCGCACCGCAGCAGGAGCTGATCAACGGTGCGGGCGGTAAACTTCTCACGCAGGGTACCCTGAATATTACCTCCGGTGCGGTGACCAACGCCGGCACCTGGCAGGCGCAAAATATTCTGCTGAACGCGCAGTCGCTCTCCAACAGCGGGGCGGTGCAAAGCGCCGACGCGCTGCAGATGACGCTGGCGGATAACCTCACCAGCACCGCAGGCAGTAAAATCACCGCGCTGGGGACGGCGACACTGCAGGCCGCAGCACTCACCAACCAGGGGCAGTGGGCGGCGAAAAACCTGACCCTGAAAGGGGGCACGCTCAGCAACAGCGGTGCCATCAGCGGTGTTAATGGCCTGACCCTCAGCCAGACTGGCGCCGTTAACCAGCAGGCAAACGGCACGATGCTGACCGGCGGGGCGCTGAACATCAACGCCGCTTCCGTCACCAGTGCCGGTAAAATTCAGGGCGGAACGCTCGGCATTACTACCGGTGCGCTGACCAATAACGGGCGTCTGCAGGGGGATAACGGCGGAACCCTCACCCTGAGCGGGACGCTGACCAACAATAGCAGCGGCGAAATTGTCAGCCGTAATGGGCTGACGGTCACTACCCCGACGCTGTTTAACTACGGCCTGATCCAGGGCGGCGGCGAAACGCGCGTGACTGCTACCTCGCAGGCACGTAACGACGGCAAACTGCTCTCTGGCGCCCGTTTGACGCTCGGGACGCCGCAATACAGCGGCACAGGCTGGCTGCAGGCCACCGACCTGATCCTCAATGCGGCAAACGCCACCAATAACGGCACCTGGATTGCCGATCGGGCCACGCTGACCGGCACCACGCTTACCAGCCAGGGCACCACTCAGGCGGGCCAGCTTACGGTTAACTACAACCAGCTAACCAACAGCGGAACGCTGCTCGGCAATACTCAACTCAATATCGATGCCGATCAGGTCACCCAGAGCGCCGGCGGTAAGCTTTTGAGCGGCGGCGATCTGTGGTTGCAGAGTAAGGGGCTGGATGTTGTCGGCCAGTTGGTGTCGCTTGGTAACCTGACCCTACAGCTGACCAACGCCTTTACCAGCAAATCCGCCGTGGCGGCGGGGAAAACTCTGACCATCAACAGCGGTGGTGCCATCGACAACCGCAGCGTGCTGCAGGGCCAGGCGGTCAACCTGAGCGCGGGCGGTCAGCTTAGCAATAACGGGCAAATCACTACCGGCACGGGAGCCAGCTCGCTCTCCGGCAGCAGCGTGGCGCTGAATGCCGCCGGGTCAGTGCAGGGGGGCGGTGATATCACCGTCGCCAGCCGCGGCAACATCACCGTGGACGGTTTTACCGGCACGCGCGGCTCGCTGACCCTGAGCGCGCCGGGTTCGATCGTCAATACCGCGCTGCTGTATGCGGCGAATAACCTGGCGTTGTATGCCGACAGCATCACTAACCAGCGCGGCGACATCATGGCGGGCAATAACCTGTGGATGCAGAGAGATGCAGCGGGGAATGCGAATAGCCAGGTGGTGAATACGTCGGGGAATATTGAGACGCAGAACGGTGATATTACGATCAGGACCGGGCATTTTATTAATCAGCGTGACGGCTTAAAAGCTGAGACTATGCATCAATCTTTAACGACTGAAAGCTGGATGACCGGACAATCGATGATCAACGTTCCTATCGAAGCATTGTCTGAAGGCACTTATGGTTATTACTCAAAATTAGCGCGTTGGGAAACAGGTAGTTGTAGTGGAGGAAAAAATGGAGGATGTAACTATCATGAGGAGATGCGTTATTACTACGCTCCGTTCGAGGATTCTGCTACTCAGAAATTTTTAATTAACAGCACCGTAACAACTGTCACGGGTGGTAATAATCCTGCTGGACGTATTGCTTCAGGAAAAGGTCTGAACATTCATGCAAATGTTCTTGATAACCATGCGAGTAATATACTTGCCGCTGGAAACATAAACCTGACGGGAAATACTTTAAACAATCAGAGCTGGCAGGAAGGCTCTGAAAATGAATATCTCGTTTATGAATACGCCTCTGAAAATGGTATAGCAAAAGTAAAATATGCGACAAACAAAATCCCGTCAGAAGGCAATATTAAATTCAGCAATGACACAATAACATTTGCTTTAAAAGGACACGAAACATCCTCTCAGCCTGGAACTTTATATCGCGCCGTCATCCAGGCCGGCGGCAACGTTACCGCCAACTTCACCAATAACATCAGCAACACCAATACCACCGCCAATGCCGGTGGTATCAGCAATGTTATCGCCACGCCGACGCTGAACACCCTCAGCAACCAGACTATCGACGGTGGGGTGCAAAAACAGGGCCTGGCGAATACTGGTACCGTGGCGGTGAACTCGCCGCAGTGGAAAGATCAGCTGCAGGATGCTTTACAGCAGCTTAACGGTGGCGGTGCGCTGGATAACAGCGGCGCGGCGAATGCATCACTCAGTACCATCTCCACCGCCCAGAAAGGCAACGCAAACCTCGGTAAGCTGGGCGATCTGGCCAATGCGGGCGTCACCACCGCCGATCTCAGAAATGCGGAAGGTGGCCCTGTCGGACAGCATCAGGGCCAGCGCGTTGACACCAGCGCTTACCCGCTGCCGTCGGGAAACAGTGGCTATTTTGTCTTCTCAGACAACCCAAAAAGCCCATACCTGATCAACGTTAACCCTAAACTCAATACGCTCGGGCAGCTCGATCCCGCGCTGTTTGCCGAGCTGAATAAGATGCTCGGCATTAAGCCTTCTGCAAACGCGCCGCAGGAGACGCGGGCTGCGTTTACCGACGAGAAGCAGTTCCTCGGCTCGTCGTACATGCTGGGCCGCCTCAATCTGAACCCGGATTATGACTATCGCTTCCTCGGCGATGCGGCGTTCGATACCCGCTACGTCTCAAACGTGGTGCTCAACCAGACCGGAAACCGTTACCTGAACGGCATAGGGTCCGAGCTGGATCAGATGCGCTACCTGATGGATAACGCCGCCGCGCAGCAGCAGTCGCTGGGCCTGCAGTTTGGCGTTTCTCTGACTGCGGCGCAGATCGCCGCCCTCGACCACAGCATCGTGTGGTGGGAAAAAGCGACCATCAACGGTGAAACCGTGATGGTGCCGAAGGTCTATCTGTCGCCGAAGGACGTTACCATCAACAACGGCAGCGTCATTGCCGGTAATAACGTCACGCTGAAGAGCGGCGACATTATCAACAGCGGCAGTTCGTTGCTGGCGAATAATACTCTGACGCTCGACAGCCAGAACAGCATCAGCAACCTCAACAACGGCCTGATGAAAGCGGGCGGCGACCTGAACCTGAGCGCCATTGGCGATATCAATAACATCAGCTCCACCATCAGCGGCAAAACGGTGGCTCTGGAAAGCCTGGACGGTAGCATTAACAACCTGACGCAGGTTGAGCAGATCGATATCAACGCCACAGGCAAGTACAGCAATATCAGCCTGAAGGACACCCTTCTGGGTACTACCGCCTCCATTATGGCGCAGGATGGCCTGTCGCTTGAGGCGGGTAAAAACATCACCGTTACTGGCGCAAACCTGGCCTCCGGTGGTGACATGCTGCTGAACGCATGGGGCGATATTGCCGTCAATGAAAACCAGATTAATGACGCTTACAGTTCAAGCCAGGCTAAAACCAGCCGTTCGTCCGTGACTTATCAGGGAAGTACCGTCAGCGCGGGCGGTAACCTGGTGGCTAATGCCGGACACAATCTTGATGTCACTGCCAGCGATCTGAAGGCGGGCGGCAGTGCCGGGTTGAGTGCGGGTAACGATCTCAATCTGAACGCGGCGCAAACCAGCGAAAGCAGCCGTAACGGGAAAAATGAATCCCATAGCACTGGCCTCGATCGCACCACGATTTCCGCGGGTGATAACCTGGTGCTGAAAGCCGGGCAGGATATCAATGCCGAGGCCGCCGCACTGGCCGCCGAGAAAAACGTCGGGCTGCAGGCGGGCCGTGACGTGAATCTGGCCGCAGAAGCCACCACCCAGGGCGACAGCTACAAAGCGAGCAAGAAAACCGTTATCAACGAGTCGGTACGCCAGCAGGGAACCGAGATTGCCAGCGGCGGCAATACCGCCATTATCGCCGGACGTGACGTAACAACCGAAGCGGCACAGGTGACGGCGAAGGGCGATATCGGCGTGGCGGCAGGTCGCGACGTTAACCTGAATACCGCAACCGAAAGCGATTACTACTACAAAGAGCAGACTAAGACCAAAAGCGGTTTCCTCAGCAAGAAAAAGACTCACACCATTGAGGAAAACAGCGCGACGCGTGAAGCAGGATCGCTTCTGAGCGGCGACAACGTACAGGTTTCGGCGGGCAATAACCTGCTGGTGAAAGGCTCCGCTGTGGCGGGCGACGGCGATGTGCAGCTGCAGGCAGGCAACAATGTCGACATCGTTGCGGCTACCAACAGCGATACCTCGTGGCGCTTTAAGGAGACTAAAAAGTCGGGCCTGATGGGCACCGGCGGTATTGGTTTCACCATCGGCAGCAGTAAAAGCACCCACGATTTGCGTGAGCAGGGCACCACCCAGAGCGAGAGCTTCAGTACCGTTGGCTCAACGGGGGGCAACGTCAATATCACTGCCGGTAATCAGCTTCATGTGGGCGGTGCGGACCTGATAGCGGGCAAGGACATGGCCCTGACCGGTGACAGCGTGGTCATCGAGCCGGGCCATGATAAACGCACCCGGGATGAAAAATTTGAGCAAAAATCCAGCGGCCTGACGGTGGCGCTGTCTGGCGTGGTCGGTAGCGCGATTAACAGCGCCGTCACCACCGCTCAGGAGGCAAACAGGGAGAGCGGCGGACGTCTGGCAGCCCTGCAGGCAACCAAAGCCGCGCTGTCAGGGGTGCAGGCGGCACAGGGCGCGGCGCTCGCGCAGCAGACGGCCGATCCGTCGAACGGGTTTGGCGTCAGCCTTTCCCTTACAACGCATAAATCCAAATCACAGCAGCACGCTGAGAGCGATACGGTGGCGGGCAGTACCCTTAACGCCGGAAACGATCTGTCCATTACCGCCACGGGTAAGGGAAAGAGTGCCAATAGCGGCGATATCCTTATCGGCGGCAGCCAGCTTAAGGCCGGCGGCGATACCGCGCTGAATGCGGAAAACGACATCCTGCTGACGGGTGCGGGCAACACGCAAAAAACCACCGGTACAAACAGCAGCAGCGGCGGCGGTGTGGGTGTCAGCATTGGCGCCGGCGGCAGCGGAGCGGGTATCAGCGTCTTCGCTAACGTGAATGCGGCGAAGGGTAACGACAAAGGTAACGGTACCGCATGGACCGAGACCACGCTCGACAGCGGCGGTACGGTCTCAATGACCAGCGGGCGTGACGCCATCCTCAACGGCGCGCAGGTCAGCGGTGAGAAGATAGTCGCTGACATCGGCCGCGACCTGTGGATGAGCAGCCAGCAGGACAGCAACGATTACCAATCGAAGCAGACCAGCGTGGCGGCAGGCGGCAGCTTCACCTTCGGCAGCATGACCGGCTCCGGCTACATCGCTGCCAGCCAGGACAAAATGAAGAGCACCTTTGACTCCGTGCAGGAGCAGACGGGGCTCTTCGCCGGTGACGGCGGGTTTGATGTCACCGTGGGTCGTCACACGCAACTGGACGGCGCGGTGATGGCCTCCACTGCCGCGGCGGACAAGAACCGTCTCGACACCGGCACGCTGGGCTTCAGCGATTTACATAACGAAGCGGATTATAAGGTCAGCCATGCGGGCGTCAGCCTGAGCGGCGGCGGCAGCTTCGGCGGGGACACATTCCAGGGCAACCTGCCGGGCGGGATGGTGTCAGCAGCCGGAAGCAGCGGCCACGCCGAAGGGACCACTCAGGCGGCGATTGCAGAGGGCACCATTACCGTTCGTGACCGGGCGAACCAGCAGCAGGATGTGGCAGGCCTGAGCCGCGATACGGAACACGCCAACGACAGCATCAGCCCGATTTTTGACAAGGAGAAGGAGCAGAACCGCCTGAAGATGGTGGGCCTTGTCAGCGATATCGGCGGGCAGGCGGCGGATATTGCGCGGACGCAGGGCGAGCTGAACGCGATTAAAACCGCTAAGGATCGTATGAGCACGGCCAAACCTGAAGAGCTGGAGGCGGCGAAGGCGCAGTGGCAGAAAGCGAATCCCGATAAAACAGCCACAACGGAAGATATCAGTAATCAGCTTTACCAGAATTACTACAATCAAGCGTTTGCCGCAACGGGTATGGGGACCGGTGGCACGGTGCAGCGGGGTATTCAGGCTGCGACGGCGGCGCTGACCGCGCTTGCTGGCGGCGGTAACCTGACCGGGGCGCTGGCGGGTGCATCAGCCCCGGAATTGGCACGTCTGGTGAAGAAAACGACCGAGAATAATCCCGCAGTCAACGCTGTGGCGCACGCCGTTTTAGGCGGTGTGGTAGCTGCTTTGCAGGGTAACAGTGCGGCATCAGGCGCGGCGGGGGCTGCAACAGGTGAGCTGGTTGCACGTGCTATTGCGGATATTTATTACCCCGGTGTGGAAATGTCAGACCTGACGGAATCGCAAAAGCAGACTATCAGTTCGCTGGCAAGTGTATCGGCGGGAATTGCCGGCGGGCTTAGCGGAGAGAGTATATCTTCGGCGGCAACGGGTGCGAATGCCGGGAAGAATGCGGTGGAGAATAACTCGCTCAGCTTCGGTACTGGTATGGACAGCTATGTAAATGCAGCTGCTTCCTGGAATCAGTATGCAGCGGCCAATGATCTGACACCGGAAGAGACTCAGGCAGGTCTGGATAAACTGGCGAAAGGCGATTTACCGGAAGGTGCGAATATTACTAAAACCATTGTTGAAGGTTACCAGGATGGTGTGATGATTGCCGGGGCATGGTATCTGGGGCCTGCGGCGTCGGTGGGTAAAGTTGTTGGTGGCGGAGTATTGGCATTGAGCGCGAACGGGGGGTATCAATACTACGACTTGAATAAGCCCGGTAATGAGAATAAATCATGGGATTATAAAGGGAGTACTTCAGCAGGTATTACAGGGGCACTGGCGCCAGGACGTGGAATTTGGGCTAATGCAGGTATCGCACTGGGAGGTTCAATATTTACTGATGGGCTGGATAAAGGTGCTTTAGCTGGCACAGGCATTGGGTGGGCGTTTGGCACAACAGTTAATATTATTGCACCACCTATATTTTCCCCTGTGTTAGGCCCAGGCGCAGCACCTGTTGGTGATGTTATTGGTGCAGTGGGAGGTGAGTTTATTAGTAATGCAGTTAAGGATGAAATTAATGAAAAGAAAAAATAAACCTACTGTAGGATTACTGCTCTTAAGCATTGCATACATGGTTTTTTGTTGTTCAATCTTTTTTTCTGTAGCTTTGATAACTGTAAAGTTAATCATTAGCCACAAAGTAAATATCGAACAATCAGATATCGAGCATGTTTTGGTTGCTAGCGTTATTGCTGGAACAGCAGCAGCCTTCAGATCATGGCTCTTCGCCAAACTGGACGAACGTAAAGCCCGTAAATCTCCTCCATCAGATCCCAAACCTTGAATAAAGAGCCCGGCCCCAGCGCCGGGATCTTCTTTTTAGCCGTCAGAACTTAAACTCAAGCTCAATGGTAAGTCGTCTCTTCTCAGCCGTCACAATCACCGGCTGCCCGGTCCGGAACCCTAGTGCTTCCAGCCAGCGGCCCTTGATGGTGAACTGGGTAAGCGGGTTGGGCCTTCCCTGGTTGGGGCGATAACCGACCAGATAATAGTGCGTCTGCGGTTCGCGGGCCGCGGTTGTGGTGGTGTGGGGACTCCGGGCGGCTGGGAGCTACAGGATGAGGAGAATGCGTGAAACAACGAAGCTCATAACTCAGCTAATGGAATGAATTTAAATTCTGAATTAGTGGATAGTGTGGTGTTTAGCACTAAACAGTTAGATAAGAAATTTAAGCATGCAATTGACTTCGATGTTGTTACCACAAAGAAAAACCTGGATACACTTAAGCAATATGAGACTGCCATTAAGAATCACCTGAATGATAAATCTACCAGTGAAAATGGCACTTATGGCTTTGTGAAAGACTCATGAGTATTTTTTAATTTCAATAGAAATAATGCAGTTGTTATTGATAAGTAAGGCGAGTTTATTACAGGCTTCAAAGTTATCCCTGGAACACCTCAGTATGATAACTACATGAAAAATGTGGTTTTGAGATGAACTATCTACTTGTTGAGTTAGCCGAAATCTTTCGGGAGTGGAAGACTTTCTGCGGTAGCATTCGCAGAATGCATATATGAAACTTCGGCGTATAGAACGAGATAACAAAAATATACTTAACTATGATGAGAGTGTAAGTGAGTATCTATCAAGTATATTTTGTGCGGCAGATATGTATAACCCTGATGATGATCGTGACGAATATGAATTTGACGATGAGCAGCTACGAAAGGAAATAAATAAGCTCATGGATATTTATATTAATAAGTAAAAAGGATTCCGGCGTAGTTGCCGGGATCTTCTTGTTAACTGTCAGCCCTTAACTGGCTCGATCACCAGTTTTCCATATTCCACGCTGACCGTGACCGGCGTGTCGATGCTGAATCCCGCCTCTACCAGCCAGTTGGCGTTCAGGCGCAGGCAGGGGCTAATGGAATGCCTGGCAATCATATTGATACAGGCTCTTTAACATTGCTGGTAAAAATAGAAAGCAGGGAACAAAACCGCGTATCGGAGCGTTACATGCGCCAGAATCCGACACCGCCTGGACCGAGACTACGCTCGACAGCGGCGGTACGGTCTTAATGACCCGCAGGCGTAACTGGCGCTGGCTGAGGTCAATCTTACTCATACCGCGGAACTATCCGTATTACCAATGATTATGACACGCGACGTTGATGCTCTCACATTTTGAAAAGTGCAGGTCTGAAAAGGGAATTATGCAACAAAAGCAAAAAGCAGCCACCGGCCTCCTGGTAAAGCAAAAGGGCTAATGTTTCTCGCCAGCCCCTGCTGGACTTGAACCAGCGACCAAGCGATTATGAGTTCCTGGAAGAACAACCAAAAATCAGCATGTTAATTTATTTATCATTGACATAGATTGCCACTTTTTGCCAGTAATTACCCATTATCCGCCATTTCTACCGCCACTTTATCGCCACTCACTGCCAACGGATTGAGCTTAACGGCATCCTCCAGATGGTCAGGCGCAAAGTGCGCATACCGCATCGTCATTTTGATGTCGGTATGGCCGAGCACGCGCTGCAGGACCAGAATATTTCCACCATTCATCATAAAGTGGCTGGCGAAAGTGTGGCGCAAAACGTGGGTGAGCTGCCCTGCCGGTAATTCGATGTCTGTTCTTTCCAGCGCAGACCGGAATGCGCCATAACAGTCGCTAAACAACCGACCTTTTCGATCATCGGGCAGAGAATCATACAGCGCTTTGCTGATGGGCACGGTGCGGTTTTTTCTGCCTTTAGTGTTGGTATAGGTGATTTTGTATTTCGCGAGCTGGCTCTTTTTCAGGCTCTCGGCCTCAGACCATCGGGCGCCGGTGGCGAGACAGATCCTGACTACGCTTTCTAAATCGGGGTGGTCATGGCGTTTGCACTCACCGAGCAATAACGCAATCTGCTCCTGGGTTAGCCAGGCCATCTCCATCTCTTGCGTGCGGAAGGGGCGCATATTTTTTAGCGGGTTTTCACCCTTCCACTCTCCGAGGCGATTTAACTCATTGAACATCGCGCGGAAATAGGCCAGTTCAAGGTTAAGCGTGCGGGGAGATACCTCTTTCACCCTGTTGGAACGGGCATACTCACCTTTTAACCGCTTTTCCCGGTAGCGGGAAAACATCTGCGCATCGAAATCGCGCGCCAGGGGTTCGCCCATACACTCAAAGGCATGATGCATCGCTAACTGGCGTTTTAAGCCATCTTTCAGGGTGATGCCATGGGCGCTATACCAGGCGTCCACCAGCGCTTTTAACGTGCGCCTGTCTTCCTTCTCTTCCTGCCACGGGTTTTGTACGGTGTACTGCTCAAAGGCCAGCGCTTCGCCCTTGGTGGCGAATTTCTTTCTGATGCGCTTGCCTTTGGCCCCGTTTGGGTAGAGCTCACAAATCCAGCCGCCAGCGGGGTTCTTACGGACGGTCATTAATTAACCTCGCTGTAAACACCCACCACACGACCAATCGTTTTTATCTCATCAATCCCACACTCAAAAGGTACTTTGCCGCCTGCGACGTGCAACCTTTTCCCGGGCAGAACCGTCAGCTCGCGGAGGCTAATTGCACCTTCAACGTCCACAATCCAGAGGCCGTCAGCTAAAGGCGCCTCTTTCTCCGTGATGTAGGTTTTGCTCTCACTGCGGATGCAGATGGCGCTTTTCAGAGGCTTTTCGAAGAGCTCAGGATCGATATTCAGAACGCCATTCTTAGTGAGCCGACCTTCACTTAATGTGAATAATTGCAATTCGTAAGACGATTTTGAATGCACTTCTGCTTTCTGAGGGCCCTGTCCCGTCAGTATCCATTTGATGTCAACGCCGGTTTCAAGGGCGCAAAATGCAGCGAAATCGTAGGAGACGTTACCCCGCGTATAGCGGTTCTGCAGCGTGCTGGCCGCAATATTGAAATGGTTGGCGAGCTGGATTTTCTGCGTGAACCCGTAGACCTGACAGATCCTGTCTAAAACTTCCTCGTTTGAAATTTGGCTTTCAAAGTCCATAAATCGCATTCTCATGTTGATTGATGCGAATAATCGCATTATGATTCCATTGTTGGTGGCAGTTGATGGCAAACGTCAGCAAAACGTTGGCAATCACTGTCTGAAATTTTCAAATAAGGAATCATGCTATATGGCTTCTGAAATCGCAATCATCAAAGTACCTGCCCCGGTCGTGACGCTGCAACAGTTTGCGGCACTGGAAGGCGTATCTGAGCGTACCGCTTACCGTTGGACAACCGGCGATAACCCACGTGTACCTATCGAACCGCGCACGATCCGTAAAGGCTGTAAGAAAGCAGGTGGCCCGATTCGTATCTATTACGCGCGCTGGAAAGAGGAGCAGCTGCGTGAGGCGTTGGGTCATTCCCGTTTTCAGCTCGTTATCGGTGGTTAATTCACTTTTTGTGAATTTTAAGGGTGTGGCATGTTTGGTTTTAGACATCCCACTATGACGACACCTGTCGGTTAACGGGCTGGCTAAAGACAAACTGCTGAGGGAATCATGGCTATCGAAGCTGTTTCTGCGACTGTGCCGTTAAAGGCGGGCGATCGTCTGGCCGGTCTCAATCATGTGGCCGAACTTCGCGCCCGATACTGGGGCGACGGCTGGAAAGAGGTGGAGCGTTTTGTCGATGACTTACGCGATAAACGTGACCCACAGTGTGAAGAGAATAATAGGGCGCTGGCCGCTATTTTCTTTCTGGCAAAAATACCGGCGGCTCGTCATGGGCTCGAATTAAGTGAGCTGACGACTGACGAGAAAAAAGCGCTTATTACAGCGATGAATCATTTCCGTGCAGTGGTGAGCTTATTTCCCAAACGGCTGACCATGCCGAATTAATCCAGACAGAAAATTAATGGCGTAAACCCGCCGGGCCTCTTATTGCCCAAAACCAGGAGAGTTATATATGCGTAATACCGAACCCTATAGCGTTAATACCGACAGCGATGCGCTGACCGTATTGCTGACTGATGCCAAAAAAGAGGAGCGCAAAGACCGCGCCCTCGCGGTTTCCATCCGCCTTGAGGCTTTGGCCATCCATATCACCAGTCAGGGCATGACCGGAACAGAAGCCGCTGAACTGCTGCGCCGCGAAGCCACCCGCTATGAGTACGAATCACAGGAGCTGCACTAATGGCCGACGCGATAGATTTAGCCCAGCAGCGCGAGCAGGAAGACCGCGATCGCCATATCTATAACGCACGCAGCCGTATCGCTGCACCTTCCCGTTTCCTCTGCGAAGAGTGTGACGCACCTATTCCGGAAGCTCGCCGCATTGCGGTGCCGGGCGTCGCGTTTTGCGTCACCTGCCAGCACATCGCTGAGCTGAAATTAAAACACTACCGGGGAGCATAAATTGGCTGTTCAGTTCGCGTTTCCGTGGAGTGTTCCACGGACGGCAATAGCCAGCCCATACCTTACCTATGACCAACTGCATCGCCGCAACCGCATGTTTGCGGCTTTGCTGCATGCAAGAAAGAGGCTTGCCCTCCAGCCCGAGTGCGTGCGTTTTGATGTTGAGCGCACCGCTGCGGGGCTGGAGCACTATCAGGGCAGCCAACGCGCCAATGCCTTTTTAATCAGCTTTTGCCAAAAAGCATTGCCGCGTCTTGAACGGGTCACCAAAAAATACGCGTGCGCGGGTATCAACAGCTGTGTATCCGCCGCTGTTTTTGGGGGACATTTCGATTCTCAGCTAATGCAATATCTGGCATCACGCATGGTTAATATGATCGCCAGATATAACCGGCTCCCGGATATGTCGCGTGCCGATATAGATCTACTGGCCGCCGATATTGCTCATTTTATTCGTGCTGAACTGGCTGACATTGATAACACCGAATGGGGTGAGCTTAAAACGCTGCACGCCTGGTATATACGTGCTGGCATTATTTCCCTGCAATTCAGAGTTACCCCGCCGCACTGGGAGCGGGTAACGAAGCGATATGCCGGCAAGGATGAGATCGCACCGGCAGTGATGCGCATGTTTAACCCGGCCTGGTGGTATGGCCGCCTGCGTCGCGTTGCGGCCGCATGGCGCGAACACCTGCACATTGCTGTCGGCAGCGTCAGCAGGAAAAGGCACGCCTATGCGAGCAAAAACTGCGTAACCGACTGGCGCGAGCAGAAGCGCCGCACGCGTGAATTTCTCAAGGGGCTGGAGCTCGAGGACGAAGAGGGCAACCGGATTAGCCTGATTGAGAAATATGACGGCTCGGTCGCCAATCCTGCGATCCGCCGCTGTGAGCTGATGACCCGTATTCGTGGCTTTGAAAATATCTGTAATGAACTCGGCTATGTTGGCGAGTTTTATACCCTCACCGCGCCCTCTAAATATCACGCCACAACCAAAGCGGGATACCGTAACCGCAAATGGCAAGGCGCCAGCCCGGCAGAGACGCAGGGCTATCTCACCCGCCTTTGGGCGCGTATTCGGGCTAAATTGCACAGGGAAGCGATCCGCATTTTCGGCATCCGTGTTGCCGAACCTCATCACGACGCCACGCCGCACTGGCACATGCTGATGTTTATGTTGCCGAAAGATGTCGAGCGGGTTCGCCGCGTCATTCGCGATTATGCATGGCAGGAAGATAACCACGAACTTCAAAGCGATAAAGCCAAAAATGCCCGCTTTCATGCCGAGGCAATCGACCCGGAGAAGGGCAGTGCCACCGGGTATGTCGCCAAATACATCTCTAAGAATATCGACGGCTATGCTCTCGACGGCGAGACGGATGACGAAAGCGGTGAGCTACTGAAAGAGACCGCGACTGCCGTTTCGGCATGGGCGGCGCGCTGGCACATCCGTCAGTTTCAATTTATCGGCGGTGCGCCGGTGACGGTTTACCGGGAGTTACGTCGTCTTGCCGATCGTGAGGCCGCGCATGGCTTGAGCGTTGAGTTTGCTGCCGTGCATGATGCCGCGGACGCCGGCGACTGGGCGGCCTACGTTAACGCTCAGGGCGGGCCGTTCGTTCGTCGTGACGATCTGCAAGTGCGCACGCTGTATGAGCCACGCAACGGCTATAACCAGTACGGTGAGGAAATGGTGTCCATACGTGGCGTTTATGATTCCGCCGTTGGTGCCGGCTCGGCGATCCTGACCCGCCTGACGCAATGGAGGATTGTGCCGAAGCGTGCCCTTGATGTGGCCGTTGACGTTAAGGGCGCTCCTGCGCCCTCTCGGAGTTCTGTCAATAACTGTACGGGGAGCGAAAGCGATCCGCCGGTACTGGATTTATCGCAACCCCTCAGCCGACGCGCCAGGCGAGACCTTACGAGCCGGCTAAGGAGAAAAACAGCGGCAACGAGACGGAAATTTGTCCACGGAACAGTACACCAGAGCGAGGCAATAGCCAGGATGGTTGAGAGCGTGCAGGTGAGCACCGGCGTAACGATAAGCCGGGGCGAAGCCCTGCACTTAATGGCCGGCGGTAAAAGCTGCGTTAACAAAAAATGGTGCACCGGGACCTCGCGCGGGGAACTCTTACGGGCGGCCCCTTCTTACCAGGCTAAGGCAAAAAATATATTGACCCGTATTGCACGGTTAGCTTCCAGAAACCCGGGTAACTCTTTAACTTAATTGCATTATTTCATGAACATAACGCAAAAAATTCAGATTTTTTCTTCCAATTTTTTAAATCAATATGATACTGTATATTTATACAGTATCTTGAGTGGGAGGGCGCATGGATAGAGAACTGAGTAAGTATGTGATGCTTGAAAGGGTAGAACTGATTGCACGTCTGACAACCGAAGGGAGTTGTCATGAAAGGGATCGAGAGATAGCGTTAAATTTAATTGCCGATTTGGCACAAGAGAACCTTTTGCGAAAGGGTTCTTATTCCGTGAGGGTCTCTGCCAGGCCCAGCCAACAACGCTTAAAAAACGAAAATGAAATGGTTGTGCAAATCACGTTGGATAGTAGCCAAAACATGGGACAGCAGCTGGTCGCGGCATTTGAAAGTGAGCTCAATCGTCGGGTCAAGAATATGTTCCCATTGACTCATGTCACGGTTAAAAAAGGTTCGATGACTGGCGTTGAGATAAAGGGCTTTGCTGGCGATTCTGACCGGGAACGGCTGAACGGCATCATTAAGGAAGTATGGGAAGATGAGAGCTGGCAATAAATAGAACATGATGCCGGTTCGGTAAACAGGTACGGACCGACATAATTGAACAACACGCAGCGCGGGGGCGAGTAGTTACCCCCGTGTTCCCTTTGTGAGGGGATCCTGCTTTCAGGTTTGCCCGACCGCCGCTATGGCACGTCGCGCGCGTCCAACCGGCGCGAGCGCCTCTTATCCATTCCTTTGCTTCCTGCTCTGCACGGTCGTGCACATTTCGTAAATTTTTAGTCTCGCACCCGCTTCCCCTGCAGATGCTCGCCTCCCTGCCTGGGCCATTTAACCGCGATAAGCCGGTCGATACAGCCTCCCGCCCTGGTACGAGGCAAGGCTAAGAATGTGGCCGCATATTATCGATAAGCCTCTGTTGTGCCCGGGCCTGTACTTCCGCAACCGGTGGCTGATACGGGTTGGAGTCGGGAAACTAGACCCAAACAAACAACCCAGCATCAGGACACTGAGCAATGGCAAAAAAATTACGACATGGTGTCGCATCTGCATCCGGGGCGGCGCCTGCGATGGCCGCGTTATCAGCCGCGACAGGGCAGGCATGCCTGTCCGGCCTCGCCGCCAGGTATCTGGACTTTAGCTGCAGGGGGAAAATCTGATGTTTACTCGTGTCCTGCAGGGCGACACGCTCGACGCGGTTTGCGACCGGCATTACGGGCGCACTGAGGGCGTGTTTGAGCTGGTACTGGCTGCGAACCCCGGGCTTGCAGAGCTCGGCCCAGTGCTGCCGCACGGTACCCTCGTCGAGCTCCCTGACGTGCCCTCATCTCCTGTCTCTGAAACTATCAATCTGTGGGAGTAAGTAATGACTGAAGGAGAAAAAGGCATTCTGTCCCTGTTCACGATCGGTGCGCTGATTGTGGTAGGGAAAGTATTAGCCGGTGGCGAGCCCGTTACGCCGCGTCTGTTTATCGGGCGGATGCTGCTCGGGGGCTTTGTCTCGATGGTGGCAGGCGTGGTGCTTGTGCAGTTCCCTGATATGCCGCTGACGGCGGTATGCGGGCTTGGCTCCATGCTCGGCATTGCCGGTTATCAGGTAGTTGAAATTGCTATCCAGCGGCGAATCAAATCAATAAAAGGAAGCGGTGATGCCGGCCATTAATACGCACCAGAATATCGCGGCTTTTCTCGATATGCTGGCCTGGGCCGAAGGAACCGCCATCCACCCACTGACGAAAAATCGCGGTTACGACGTGATTGTCACCGGCATGAATGGAAAACCGGAGATTTTCACCGATTACCGCGATCACCCCTTTGCGCACGGCCGCCCGGCAAAAATCTTTAACCGGCGTGGGGAAAAATCCACGGCGTCAGGCCGCTATCAGCAGCTCTACAGGTACTGGCCGCACTATCAGCAACAGCTCGGCCTGCCCGATTTCAGCCCCTTGTCACAGGACAAGCTCGCCATTCAATTGATGCGCGAGCGTGGCGCGCTGGACGATGTACGACAGGGGCGTATCGGGAGCGCGATCTCCCGCTGCTGCAACATCTGGGCATCGCTGCCCGGTGCCGGCTACGGCCAGCGTGAGCACAATCTCGAAAAACTCGTGACGGTCTGGCGTAGCGCGGGCGGGGTGACGGCATGAAACCCCAGTCCGTGCTGCTGGTGCTGGCGGTGCTGGGATTGCTGTGGCTGCGCCACGAAAACACCAGGCTTACCCGCTCGTTTGAACGTGCAAATAAGGTTGCCGATGTGCAAAAGAGCGCCATCGGGATGCTGAAAAACCAGCTGTCCGTCTCCCGGCATATCGCCATGACGAATGAGGCCGCACAGGTTCGGCTCGGTGATGAACTCGCCGCCGCCGGCGCGCTGGCCGCAAGGCGTGAAAGATCTATATCGAGGCTGATGAATGAAAACGAAACTCTGCGCCGCTGGTCTGGTAATAAGCTTCCTGATGTTGTGCGCCGGCTGCACGCCCGAACGGGATGCGCTTCCGCCGCGCATTGTTTACAACCCCTGCCCGAAAGTGAGCCTTTGCCCGATGCCGGGGAGCCAACCCGCCACTAACGGCGATCTAAGCGCCGATATCCGCAGGCTTGAGCTGGCGCTCACCGCCTGTGCGATTAAGGTCGAAACCATAAAAGACTGTCAGGATAAAATCGATGCAGAAAATGAAAAGCCTGCGCCAGGCGCTGACTGATGCCGTACCGCAGCTGAAAACCAACCCTGAAATGCTGCGGATCTTTGCCAGCGAGGGGAATATCGATGCGCGCCTCGCGGCGTCGCTGTCTCACGAGAAAATTTATACCCTGAATGTGGCCGTGACCGATTTTGACGGCGATCCTGATTTGATTTTCGTGCCGCTGGCCGCATGGCTGCGTGAGAATCAGCCGGATATTTGCACTACCGACGAAGGGCGTAAAACGGGCTATCGCTTCCGGATGGATGCAAACGACGGCGATAAGCTCAATATCAGCATTAGCCTGCAGCTCACCGAGCGCACCATCGTTAAAGAAGAAAACGGCGCACTTCACGTCAGCTACGCGCCGGAACCGCCGCTGCCTGAGTTGGTAACGCGGCCGATGGAGCTCTATATCAACGGCGAACTGGTGAGTAAGTGGGAGGAGTAATTTGACCTGCCTTTGATAATGAGCTTGTTGGCTTTACAGGGCACGATCGCCGATGAGGTGAGCGTGCCGGATGCTCGGGCTAAACCGGGGCGGTAAGGCCAACGATGTTCCCGAGGCTGCGATCCATCTGATATATAAAAGCGAACGTACGCCGCGATGCTGTAAAGTGGCGTTTCCCGGCCAATTATTCATTTTTCCAGTATCTATCCTATTATCTCTACATCATCCCCCAGTCAGATGAAATAAGATTACGTACTTCCTGGTATTTAGGGTGGTCTGCTTAATGTTTATTGAATAATTCCAGCATAACCCGCTTTGATGTTTTGGGTCTGTATAAAAATAATCGTCTATCACGGGCTTAAAGTAAATATAAGGTTTATTTAAATTTATAAAGTGGTTTTCAGACGGTGCTGGTAGTCTTTTGGGATTTGATAATACAATTGAATCTGGTGCTAACCTCTTTGTGATCAAGATTAAAAGCGACTAAAGCAATAAGACACTAATTAGTGAGTTGTTATATTTACCATGTCTTTAATAAATTTAATTATGGCCGAGTGTAAATTGAATCATGATTAGCACTCAGCTTACATTTGTTTAAAGTGGACTGGTTATTATAAATATTAATATCATCTTCGCTCGAATTTATTTTCTTATCCTGATGCGTTTGTTGTGTGAAAAGCGCTACTACGGCTAGCGGTGGGAAAACTATTATCGTTATAGCACCCTTGCCTCATGAATACTTTAAATTCGCTTCACGAAATCACCCGTGCGATCCGCAACCTTATTCGCACCGGCATCGTCACCGACGTCGATCCCGTCGCAGGCCTCTGCCGCGTTCAGACCGGCGGAATGCAGACGACCTGGCTTAACTGGCTGACCGCCCGCGCCGGCCGCTCGCGCTTATGGTGGGCGCCTTCCGTGGGCGAGCAGGTTCTGCTGCTTGCCATCGGCGGCGAGCTCGATACCGCGTTTGTGCTGCCAGGCATCTTTTCCGACGACAAACCGGCGCCGTCTGCCTCGCCCGACGCCTTTCATATCGCCTTTCCCGACGGGGCCGTTATCGAGTACGAACCTGAAAATGGGGCGCTCACCGTGGCCGGCATTAAAACCGCCGACGTCACCGCCTCCGGCTCCATTACGGCGACCGTGCCGGTGGTGCTGGTTAAGGCCGACACCCGCATCACGCTCGATACCCCGGAGGTGGTCTGCACCAACAAGCTGATCGCCGGCACGCTGGAAGTACAGAAGGGCGGCAAGATGTCCGGAAATATCGAGCACACCGGCGGGGCCTTTACCTCTAACGGCGTGCAGCTGGATAACCATGGCCACGGCGGCGTGAAGGGCGGCGATGAATGGACTAAGGGGACAAAATGACGGTGCACTATCTGGGTATGAACAGTTCAACCGGGCTCAGCATTTCTGAGGCTGAGCACATCAGGCAGAGCGTGCGCGATATTCTGGTCACCCCGATTGGCTCGCGGGTGATGCGTCGTGAATATGGCTCGCTGCTTTCCGCGCTGATTGACCAGCCTCAGACAGCGGGGCTGCGTCTGCAGATTATGGCTGCGTGCTACTCCGCGATCCAGAAGTGGGAGCCGCGCATCACCCTGACGGCCATTACTTTTGAACGGTCGGAGCACGACGGCGGGCTGTATGTCGACATTACCGGCACGGGCTCCACGTCCGGCCAGCCCTTTTCCCTCACCATCCCACTGAGTTAAACGCTATGGCTATTGTTGACCTTAACCAGCTCGCTGCACCCGATGTGGTGGAAGAGCTGGACTATGAGACCCTTCTCGAAGAGCGAAAGGCGACGCTTGTCTCACTCTATCCCGCAGAGCAGCAGGAAGCGGTTGCGCGCACCCTGACGCTGGAGTCAGAGCCGATTGTGAAGCTGCTGCAGGAAAACGCCTACCGGGAGGTTATCTGGCGCCAGCGCGTTAACGAGGCTGCCCGCGCCGTGATGCTTGCTTATGCGCAGGAAAGCGATCTCGACAATATCGGCGCTAATTACAACGTGTCGCGCCTCGTGATTACCCCGGCAGACGAGACCACGCTGCCGCCAACGCCCGCGGTCATGGAATCCGATACCGACTATCGCCTGCGCATCCAGCAGGCCTTCGAAGGGCTGAGCGTGGCCGGGTCAACCGGTGCTTATCAGTTTCATGGCCGCAGCGCCGACGGGCGGGTGGCGGATATTTCCGTTATCAGCCCCGAGCCCGCGTGCGTCACCGTCTCGGTGCTGTCGCGTGAGAATAACGGCGCGGCGTCCGACGAGCTGCTCGCCGTGGTACGCACGGCCCTGAACGAGGAAGACGTGCGCCCGGTGGCCGACCGCGTGACAGTGCAGTCTGCCAAAATTGTCGACTACACCATCGAGGCCGCGCTTTATCTCTACCCGGGCCCCGAAAGTGAGGCAGTCATTAATGCGGCAAAAAGCAAGCTGCAGAGCTACATCAGCGCGCAGCACCGGCTCGGGCGTGATATCCGCAAATCCGCTATTTATGCCGCGCTTCACGTCGAGGGGGTACAGCGCGTCGAGCTGACCGCGCCGGCGGCCGACATCGTGCTTGATGCGACTCAGGCCTCGTACTGTACCGAGTACAGCGTAACGGTCGGGGGTAACGATGAGTAAAGCCCGCCTGTTGCCTACCGGCTCGTCGCCCCTCGAGGTGGCGGCGGCGCGCGCCTGCGCCGACATCGAAAATACCCCGATCCCGCTGCGTCGGCTCTGGAATCCTGACGATTGCCCGGCCAATCTGCTGCCGTGGCTTGCCTGGGCATTTTCAGTGGATCGCTGGGATGAGAGCTGGCCGGAGGGAACAAAACGCGAGGTGATCCGCAACGCGTGGTTTATCCATGCCCATAAGGGAACCATTGGCGCGGTGCGCCGCGTGGTAGAGCCGCTTGGCTACCTGATTAACGTGACGGAGTGGTGGAATACGAACGATCCGCCCGGCACCTTTCGCCTCGATATCGGCGTGCTGGAAACCGGCATCACCGAGGAAATGTATTACGAGATGGAGCGGCTAATTGCTGATGCAAAACCCGCCAGCCGCCATCTTATCAGTCTGAACATTATTCAGGATATTCCGGGCCATATGTACACCGGAGCCCTGACCTATGACGGCGACATCACCACGATTTATCCGGGATAAGTGAGAGCAACATGACAGTGAAATATAAAACGGTGATCACCAAAGCCGGCGCGGAAAAGCTGGCGGCGGCGACCCTCCCGAACGGGAAAAAAGTCAACTTCACGGCGATGGCCGTGGGCGACGGCGGCGGAAAGCTGCCCGAGCCGAACGCCGGGCAGACAAAGCTCGTTAATGAAGTCTGGCGCCATACGCTGAACAAAATCAGCCAGGACAAAAAGAATAAAAATTACGTCGTGGCCGAACTGGTCATTCCGCCAGAAGCGGGCGGGTTCTGGATGCGCGAAACCGGGCTTTACGATGACGCCGGCACGCTGATCGCGGTCGGTAGCATGGCGGAGAGCTATAAGCCCGAGCTGGCCGAGGGCTCCGGGCGCGCGCAGACGGTGCGTATGGTTATCATGGTGAGTGACATCGATACGGTGGAGCTGGCTATCGATACCACGCTGGTGATGGCCACCCAGGATTATGTTGATGACAAGCTTGCGGAGCATGAGCAGTCGCGCCGCCATCCTGACGCCACCCTTAAAGAGAAAGGCTTCGTACAGCTGAGCAGTGCCACCGACAGTGCTTCTGAGACGCTCGCCGCAACCCCAGTCGCGGTTAAAGCGGCGTATGACCTTGCGAAAGGGAAATACACGGCTCAGGACGCCACCACGGCGCAAAAAGGCATCGTGCAGTTGAGCAGCGCGACCGACAGTGCGTCTGAGGTGCTTGCCGCGACGCCAAAAGCGGTTAAGGCGGTGAATGACCTTGCGAAAGGGAAATACACGGCGCAGGATGCCACCACGGCACAAAAAGGTATCGTGCAGTTGAGCAGCGCGACCGACAGTGTATCCGAGTCGCTCGCAGCAACCGCAAAAGCGGTTAAAGCGGCTAACGATAACGCCAGCGGGAGACTTGCTAAAAATCAGAATGGTGCAGATGTAGTAGATAAAAATGCTTTCGTTAAGAATATCGGCGCGGCTCGTGCATTTAGCGCCTCAGTAAGCACTGGCTCCAGAGGAAGCTGGACAACAGCTGAACTTATTACATGGCTTGAGGCACAGGAAGCTTTTAATCATCCGTACTGGGTGTGTAAAGGGTCATGGTCTTATGCTAACAATAAAACTATTACCGATACGGGCTGCGGTGATATCCAGCTTGCCGGGGCTGTTATTGAGGTGATGGGCTCACGTGACGTGATGACTATTCGGGTAACCACTGCTAACACTGGGGAAGGGATATTAAGTGCCCAGTTTATTTATATCAATCATGGCAGTGATTATCGTCCAGGATGGACGCGCACTTTTAACAGGGCTGGAGATTCCATGGCTGGTACGCTCAGTCAGGACAGTGTGGGCCTGGGGACATATAACCAGACAGCCCTAAGTATGGGCGAGCGGGGCGGTAAAAATTACCTTCGAAAATTCCGTGGAGGAATGGCGGACACAGTCTGGCATGAAACGGTTCAGGCTAGTACATATCGACTGGCTACGGGTAGCACTGACAGTACAGAGGTGCTTAGCCTGGAGGCTGGACGGGCATCTTTTGCCGGTGAAGTTGTCAGTAAGAGCGCTAACGGGCTGAGGATAGCATACGGAAGTATTGGGTTCTTTATCCGCAACGATGGTGGTAGCACGTATTTCATGTTGACTAACGCTAATGACAACATGGGCGGATATAATAATCTAAGACCAGTGCAAATTAATAATACCAGTGGCTTGGTTACTCTTGGGAAAGTGAATATTAATGACTGGACGTATTTAGATGCGCGTTATTACACCCAGTCTGCCAGTAATGCCCGGTTTATTTTGGCTGATTCCGCAAGTTATGCTGGTTTTGCATCAAATAACGCTGCTTCACCATATATGCGGCATAAAGATAGTAATGCTGTGGTTGGTTTGGCATTACGGGAGGATGTTTATTCTAAAGCTGCCAGTGATGGTCGATATCAAAAAATAAATACGGCCTCTCTTGGCACCAATGGCTGGCATAAAGATGCCAGTACGGGGTTAATTACGCAGTGGGGTTATGTAGCACCGGGTTGGGCGGGTTACGCGAGCGTGACCTTCCCCATTGCATTCCCCAGCGCCTGTATCAATGTTCAGGTTTCGATTACGGGCGACGGCGGCGAATCCACCGTGAACTTTTCATCCGTCAAAAAAGGCACAGTCAGCCGAACCGGCGCGCAGATTGGCTATGACAAGGGCGGCGCATACTGGGAGGCGAAAGGATACTGATATGCAAGAACAAATTAATTTTTATTACAGCGCAACCACCAACGCATTTTATCCTGCGGCGCTCAGGGCAGATTATGATGCAGCCGGCACCTGGCCGGATGATGCACAAACGCTGTCAGACCGCTGCTATCAGCATCTGATAAACGGGCAGTCTGAGGGAAAAATCATTGTAGCAAACGAACACTCTCAACCGGTTCTTGCCGATCCGCCCGCCCCCTCGGCTGAAGAGATAATCGCCCGGGCGGAATCGCAGAAGGTGAAGCTCATGCAGGAGGCGGAAAACGTTATTGCGCCACTGAGCCGGGCGGTTAAGCTGGGGATTGCCACTCCTGAAGAGACAGAGTGGCTTAAGCAGTGGGAGATTTACACCGTGTTGCTTAGCCGCATCGATACCAGCGATCCAGCGAATATTGTCTGGCCTGATATGCCGGAATAAAAAAAGCCCTCCACCAGGAGGGCTTTTTGTTGCTCTTAAACCACCTCTTCAGGAGGTTATTTTCTTACTGCCCGTTGTGTCATTACTCATCCAACGCTATCCGGTCGCGCACGAGCGGAGTCAGAAAGACAATAGTCGCACCCCATAACCACGGAGTTAAACGGATGAGCGACTTTCATCACGGCGTAGAGGTCATCGAGATTAACGATGGCACACGCACCATTTCCACCGTATCAACGGCAATTATCGGCATGGTCTGTACGGCCAGCGATGCTGACGAGAAAACTTTTCCCCTCAACGAACCTGTACTGATTACCAGCGTACAAAGCGCTATCGGCAAAGCGGGTACACAGGGCACCCTGTCGGCCTCTCTGCAGGCTATCGCTGATCAGTGCAAACCGGTCATCGTTGTGGTGCGCGTAGCGGAGGGTATCGAAGACCCGGAGGATCCTGAAGCAGCAAAGAACCAGACCATTTCCAACATCATCGGCACGACCGACGAAAACGGCAAATACACCGGCCTGAAGGCGCTGTTAACGGCGAAAACCGTGACCGGCGTTAAGCCGCGCATCCTCGGCGTGCCCGGTATGGATTCACAGGAGGTGGCAACCGCCCTTGCGTCCATCTGCCAGAGCCTGCGTGCATTTGGCTACGTCAGCGCGTGGGGTTGTAAGACCATTCCTGACGCCATCAAATACCGCGAAAACTTCAGCCAGCGCGAGCTGATGGTTATTCACCCCGATTTCCTGGCGTGGGACACCACGACCAACGCAACCACCTCTGCATGGGCGACGGCGCGTGCGCTGGGTCTGCGTGCCAAAATCGACCAGGAGACCGGCTGGCACAAGACGCTGTCCAACGTCGGCGTTAACGGTGTCACCGGCGTCAGCGCGTCGGTATCCTGGGATCTGCAGGACAAAGCCACCGACGCTAACCTCCTTAACGAGGCCGGGGTAACCACACTTATCCGCAATGACGGCTTTAAGTTCTGGGGCAACCGCACCTGTTCTGATGACCCGCTTTTCCTGTTCGAAAACTATACCCGCACCGCGCAGGTGCTGGCTGACACCATGGCGGAAGCGCACGCGTGGGCGATGGATAAACCCATCACCGCGACGCTGATCCGCGACATCGTTGACGGTATTAACGCCAAATTCCGCGAGCTGAAAACCAACGGCTACATCGTCGATGGCAAATGCTGGTATGACCCGGAATCGAATGATGCCGCCACCCTGAAGGCCGGGAAACTGTACATCGATTACGACTATACCCCCGTGCCTCCGCTGGAAAACATGACCCTGCGCCAGCGCATCACCGATACCTATCTGGCGAACCTGTCGGACTCGGTTAATAGCTAAGGAGCCTTAAACATGGCGTTACCACGCAAACTTAAATACCTGAATATGTTTAACGATGGCCTCAGCTACATGGGCGTCGTGGAATCCGTCACTCTGCCGAAGCTGACCCGTAAGCTTGAGAAATACCGCGGCGGCGGGATGCCGGGCGCGGTGTCGATTGACCTCGGCCTCGATGATGACGCAATGACGTGTGAGTGGACGCTCGGCGGTCTGCCCGATGTCGATCTGTGGGCGCAGTACGCGGCGCCGGGTGCTGACAGCGTACCGCTGCGCTTTGCCGGCTCTTACCAGCGTGACGACACCGGCGCGATTTCCTCCGTTGAGGTGGTAATGCGCGGCCGTCACAAGGAGTACGACGGCGGCGAAAATAAACAGGGCGAAAGCGGCACGACCAAAATGTCCACCGAGTGTGCCTACTACCAGCTCAAGATCGATGGCAGAGAAGTTATCGAAATTGACATTATCAACATGGTACTGAAGGTCGACGGCGTCGACCGTCTGGCAGAGCACCGCAAGGCTATCGGGCTGTAATCCCTTACCCGGTCAGTCCTGCTGGCCGGGCACTCAACTTTGAAGAGAGTCACAACATGGAAAAGATCAACGAAACCGCCATCACCGAAACGGAAAGTCCAAACCTGGTGATCCTCGATACCCCGCTGATGCGCGGTGAGCAGAAGATCGACAGCGTAACCGTTACCAAACCCAACGCGGGTACCCTGCGTGGCGTGTCGCTGGCGGCGCTGGCGCAGTCTGATGTTGACGCGCTGATTAAGATCCTGCCGCGGATGACCTATCCGGCGTTTACCGAGCATGAGGTTGCCCGTCTGGATGCGTCCGACCTGCTGCAGTTTGCCGGAAAGGTGGTGGGTTTTTTGTCGAATGCTTCGGCACGCTGAAGTTTCCCGACCGGTTCTCGGTCGATGACCTGATGGCGGATATCGCGGTGATTTTTCACTGGCCGCCATCAGAGCTCTATTCCATGAGCGTGACCGAGCTCCTCACATGGCGCGACAAGGCGCTGCAACGAAGCGGAAACAACCATGAGCAATAACGTCAGACTTGAGGTGCTGCTTAATGCGGTCGACCGGGCAAGCCGACCGCTTAAGGCGATTCAGACCGCGAGTAAAACCCTTTCCAGCGATATCCGCAACACGCAAAAAAGCCTGAGCGACCTCAACGCGCAGGCGGCACGGATTGAGGATTTCAGGAAAACCAGCGCGCAGTTTGCGCAGACCGGCCGGGCACTGAATCAAGCGAAACAGGAAGCGGCCGCGCTGGCCATCCAGTTTAAAAACACGCAGGCGCCGACGCTCGCCCAGGCACGCGCGCTTGAAACCGCGAAGAGAGCCGCCGCCGATCTACAGCTCAAATATAACGGCCTGCGCCAGTCGGTACAGAACCAGCGCAGCGAGCTTCAGCTGGCAGGGATAAATACCCGTACGCTGTCGGCCGACGATCGACGGCTTAAAGCCAGCATTGGGGAAACCACCGCGCAGCTCAACCGTCAGCGTGATGCGCTGGCGCGGGTCAGCGCGCAGCAGGCGAGGCTTAAAGCGGTAAAAGCGCGGCATGAGTCAGGACGACAGCTGGCTGCCGGTGTACGTGCTGCCGGTACTGCCGGGGTAGGCGTGGCGACCGCAGGGCTTAGCGGTATCGGACGGTTTATCGCGCCGGGTATAGACTTTGATAAGCAGATGTCAGGCATACAGGCGACTCTCGGTCTCAATAAGGATGATGGCCAGCTTGCGGCTATCCGGAAACAGGCGCTTGAGAGTAGCTATTCGCCGGGTCAGGTAGCCCAAACCCAGACTATCCTCGCTCAATCGGGCTACGACGCTGATGGGGTACTTGCGGCAACCGGTTCGACCCTGAACCTGAGCCGTGCGGCTGATGTTGATGTCGCAGAAGCGGCCGACATCATTACCACTATGCAATCATCCTTTAACCTCTCCATGGCCGATATCGGGCGCGTGGCGGACGTGATGACCAAAGGTTTCACGTCATCCGGGACGGGTCTGACGGAGCTGGCTGAGGCCATGAAAAACGCAGCCCCGAGTGCGGCAGCAGCGGGCGCCAGTATAGAAGATACAACGGCCATGCTGGGCATTCTGGCGGAAAACGGCATTAAGGGCGCGACGGCCGGTGCCGGCGCAAGTGCCATGTTCCACAGCCTGCAGGCGCCACAGGGTCAGGCGGTGGGTGCAATGCAAACACTTGGCGTTAGTACCCGCGATGCAAAAGGCAACATGCTGCCGATCGAGAACATCCTTAAAGATATTCACACCGCTTTTGCGAAAAATAGCCTCGGAACGGCTCAGCAGGGGGATTACCTGAAAGCCATCTTCGGTGAAGAGGCGACGGGGGGCGCGACGAAACTTGTCGCCGCTGCCGGTGACGGCTCTCTCGCCGGTAAGCGCCAGCAGCTCGCCGGGTCGAAAGGTTCGACGGAACGCATAGCCCAGATAAGGGGCAATAACCTCGACGGCGATGTAGAAAAAATGCAGGCAGCATGGGAAAAGCTTCAGATTGAGGGGTTCGGGAAAGAGGAGACGGTGCTGCGCCGTCTGGCGGCTGCCGCGACCGATATGCTTGGCAAAGTTGACGCCTGGGCAAAAGCGAACCCCGGTCTGACTCAGACCCTGTTTACCATTGTCACCGGCGGGCTGGCGCTCGTCGGCGTGCTGGGGGGGATCGGAATGGCCGTATGGCCGGTTATTGCCGGGATTAATGGCATCATGACCGCTGCCAGTGTGCTGAGCACCGTTTTCGCCTTCACAGGAAGTGCCATTATGGCGGCCCTCAGTGCAATCACGCTGCCGGTGCTGGCGGTAGCCGCTGCGGTTGTCGCTGGCGTGCTGCTGATCCGCAAATACTGGGAGCCGATCGGGGCATTCTTCACGGGCGTGGTGGAGGGGCTGAAAATCGCCTTTGCGCCGGCCGCAGAAATGTTTGCCCCCGTTGGGCAGGTATTCGACACCCTTTCTGAGAAGCTTGGCGCCGTCTGGCAGTGGTTTACAGACCTGCTTGCACCGGTGAAAGCCACGCAGGAGACGCTCGATAGTTGTAAAAATGTCGGCGTTGCGTTTGGCGAGGCGCTGGCCAACGCGCTCACGGCACCGCTCAACGTTTTTAATAGCCTGAGCAGCAAAGCCGGCTGGCTGCTGGAAAAGCTCGGCATCATCAAAAAAGAATCCAGCAATCTTGACCAGACCGCAGCAACAGCACAGGGGGCAGCACCTAATGGCTCCTATATACCCGCAACGTCCACCTATGGCGGCTATCAGGGGTATCAGATGGTCACGAACTCTGCCGGGCGCTCTTTCTTCGACCAGAGCAGAAGTGAGTACAACATCACGCTGCAGGGCGGAGTCGCGCCGGGCGGCGATTTTGTACGCCAGGTGCAAGAAGCCGTCGAGGAGCTTGATCGGAAGCAACGTTCCCGCCAGCGCGCAAGCATGACGCACGATTAAGGAAGGAGATAATATGCTGATGGTACTGGGTTTATTTGTCTTTGAACGGCGTACCCTGCCGTATCAGTCGATGCAGTATTCAAAGGACTACCGCTGGGCGTCCAATAACCGTATTGGCAAGTCACCTGCCTACCAGTTTCTCGGGGAGGGGGAAACCTCGCGTACGCTCTCCGGCGTGCTGTACCCCGAAATCACCGGGGGACATTTGTCGCTGATAGCCCTCGAGCTGATGGCAAACGAAGGGCGCGCCTGGCCGCTGATTGACGGCCGTGGCCTGATCCTCGGTATGTACGTTATCGAGAAAGTGACTCATACGCACACCGAGCTGTTTAGCGACGGAACGGCCAGAAGAATCGAGTTCAGCCTGTCGCTCAAGCGGGTTGATGATTCTATTGCCGCCATTTACGGCGACCTGAAAACGCAGGCGGAAAAAATGGTGACATCTGCCGCTAACTGGGTGGGAGGACTGGCAGGATGATATCGGGTATTCAGGTTAAAGCCGGGGCGCGCATAGCCCCGGCGTTTATGCTCACGCTCGGTAAGAAAGATATTACGCAGAATTTCAGCGACCGGCTTATCAGCCTGACCATGACGGACAACCGCGAGTTTGAGGCTGACCAGCTCGATATTGTGCTCGATGACACCGACGGTCAGGTCGAACTCCCGCCACGCGGCGAGCAGGTGACCCTGTGGCTGGGCTGGGAAGGGTCAGCATTGCTGAAAAAGGGGAGCTTTACGGTCGATGAGATTGAGCACAGGGGGGCGCCGGACACCCTGACGATTCGGGCGCGCAGCGCTGATTTTCGCGGCTCGCTTAACACACGCCGGGAGCAGTCATGGCATGACACCACGCTCGGAATGATTGTTGAGACCATTGCGCAGCGTAACAAACTGACGGCCAGGGTTGCAGAGCCTCTGAAAGCGATTCCGGTGCCTCATGCCGACCAGTCTCAGGAATCGGATGCGATATTCTTATCCCGCCTGGCGGAGCGTAACGGTGCCGCGGTATCGGTCAAGGAAGGCAGGCTGCTTTTTTTGAAAGCCGGAAGCGGTGTTAATGCAAACGGCAAACCTATTCCGAAAATGACTATCGAACGCGGCGACGGCGACCGGCACCAGTTCTCTATTGCTGACCGTGAAGCACACACCGGCGTGACGGCAAAATGGCTGCACACCAAAGTTCCGCAACCGCAGAAAGTGGAAGTTAAGCGCAAACGTAAAACGCAGCCCGCGAATGCGCCGCAACATCCGCAAGCGACCCAGACCGGGGCTAACGATAAAGAAGCGCCGGAGGCGAAAGAGGGTGAGTATATGGTCGGTGAATCCGACAATGTGCTGGTGCTGACGACCCTCTACGCAACAAAGGAGCAGGCCACCCGGGCGGCTCAGGCCAGGTGGGATAAAATACAGCGGGGCACTTCAACGTTTTCCATCACGATTGCTACTGGCCGCGCCGATCTCTATCCCGAAACGCCGGTTACGGTAAAAGGCTTTAAGCGCGTCATCGACGAGCAGGCGTGGATAATCAGCCGGGTGGTGCATAACCTCGACGGGAATGGTTACACAACCGGCCTTGAGCTGGAGGTTGACATGTCTGATGTCGAATATGATGCAGAAGCGGTGCAGGAATAAAATAATTCTCAAATAGTGAATTTAAGGGTATGATTAATTCACTTAATGTGAACTTGAGGGCGCCAAATGTTTCATTGTCCGAAATGTAAGCACGCCGCGCATGCGCGCACCAGTCGTTATCTGAGTGAAAATACCAAGGAACGATACCATCAATGCACCAACATTAATTGCAGCTGCACTTTTGTCACGATGGAGTCGGTAGATCGCTTTATTGTTACTCCTGGAACGATCGCACCCGCACCGCCCCACCCGAACAAAGCAGGCCAAAGCCAGCTAACATGGTCCTGAAAATGCCCGCCTTGAGCGGGTTTTTTTATGTCTGCCGAACGTGGCGGTAAAAAACACATCGCTATTTCATCGCCACTCTGAATACAGAAAACAAAAAAGCCACTCAATCGAGTGGCTTAATTATATGATTTTACAACTAAAATTTGGTGGCCCCTGCTGGACTTGAACCAGCGACCAAGCGATTATGAGTCGCCTGCTCTAACCACTGAGCTAAGGGGCCGTGGCGGAGGATTATAAAGTAACTGCCCGCAGCAATCCAGCCATACGCATTTAGCTGCTGTTTTTATAAACAACCTAATTTCAATCTCTTATACTTTTATAAGGATTTATTAATCAGGAGTAAAAATGATCAGCGATATTCTTGCGCCGGGCTTGCGGGTTGTGTTCTGTGGTATCAACCCGGGTAAGTCGTCCGCGCATACGGGCTTTCATTTCGCCCATCCCGGAAACCGCTTCTGGAAAGTTATCTATCAGGCTGGGTTTACCGATAAGCTGCTAATGCCGGAAGAGGAGCAGCAGCTGCTGGATACGCGCTGCGGCATCACTATGCTGGTGGAGCGCCCTACGGTGCAGGCCAGTGAGGTCAACCTGCACGAGCTGCGCAGCGGCGGGCGGGAGCTGGTGAAAAAGATTGAGGACTATCAGCCCGCGGCGCTGGCGGTGCTGGGTAAGCAGGCCTACGAGCAGGCGTTCAGCCAGCGGGGCGCGCAGTGGGGCAAGCAGAAAATCACCATCGGCGTGACCGAGGTGTGGGTGTTGCCAAACCCGAGCGGGCTGAACAGGGCGACGCTGGATAAGCTGGTGGAGGCGTACCGGGAGCTGGATGAGGCGCTGGTTGTACGGGGGCTTTGAGTTCTGCTGCGGGCTGAGGCCCTCACCCCGACCCTCTCCCACGGGGAGAGGGGGAAAACCGTGCTTCGCCCCGGTACATCCCTCGAAAAAACCCATAAAAAAAGCTCCCCGCAGGGAGCTTTTTTAACATCCGGACAGATTAATCGTCCAGGAAGCTACGCAGCACTTCAGAGCGGCTCGGATGGCGCAGTTTACGCAGCGCCTTCGCTTCGATCTGACGGATACGTTCGCGGGTAACGTCGAACTGTTTACCCACCTCTTCCAGCGTGTGGTCGGTGTTCATATCGATACCGAAACGCATACGCAGGACTTTCGCTTCACGGGCGGTCAGGCCAGCCAGCACGTCGTGGGTGGCGGCACGCAGGCTCTCGGTGGTGGCAGAGTCCAGCGGCAGCTCGAGGGTGGTATCCTCAATGAAATCACCCAGATGCGAATCTTCATCGTCGCCGATTGGCGTTTCCATGGAGATTGGCTCTTTGGCGATCTTCAGCACTTTACGGATCTTGTCTTCCGGCATCAGCATACGCTCGGCCAGCTCTTCCGGCGTCGGCTCGCGGCCCATCTCTTGCAGCATCTGGCGGGAGATGCGGTTGAGCTTGTTAATGGTCTCAATCATATGCACCGGAATACGGATGGTGCGCGCCTGATCCGCGATAGAGCGGGTAATCGCCTGACGGATCCACCAGGTAGCGTAGGTGGAGAACTTATAACCACGACGGTATTCAAACTTATCTACCGCTTTCATCAGACCGATGTTGCCTTCCTGAATCAGATCCAGGAACTGCAGACCGCGGTTGGTGTACTTCTTGGCGATAGAGATAACCAGACGCAGGTTTGCTTCAACCATCTCTTTCTTCGCACGGCGGGCTTTCGCTTCACCAATGGACATACGACGGTTGATATCTTTAACCTGCTCGATGGTCAGGCCGGTCTCTTCTTCGATCTGCTGCAGTTTCTGCAGACCGCGATAGACGTCTTCTTTTACATCGTGCAGTTTTTCAGACCACGGCTTGTTCATGGCGATAGCCGCGTTGAACCAGGTTTCGCTGGTTTCGTTGCCGGTGAAGAGGGTGATGAAGTTCTTCTTCGGCATTTTGCACTGCTCAACGCACAGCTTCATGATGATGCGTTCCTGGGTACGCACGCGATCCATCATGACGCGCATGCTGTTGACCAGGTAGTCGAACTGTTTCGGCACCAGACGGAACTGTTTGAACACTTCAGAAAGCTTCAGGATCTCTTCCTGAGCGGCAGCATGACTGCGGCCTTTGGCTTTGATAGTGTCGCGGGTCACTTCGTACTGGGTACGCAGCTCGCCAAATTTCTCACGCGCCAGTTCAGGGTCGATGCTGTTGTCATCGTCACTGCTGTCGTCGTCTTCCTCTTCATCTTCTTCTTCGTCGTCGTCTATCTCTTCCTGAGACAGTTCAGAACCCACGTGGGTGGCAGTTGGCGCCATATCTTCTTCTGCATTCGGGTCGACAAAGCCGGTGATGAGGTCGGACAGACGCGCCTCTTCAGCTTCTACGCGATCGTACTGCTCCAGCAGATAGGTGATCGCTTCCGGGTATTCGGCAACGGAGCACTGAACCTGGTTGATCCCGTCTTCGATGCGTTTTGCGATGTCGATTTCGCCTTCGCGGGTCAGAAGTTCAACGGTGCCCATTTCGCGCATGTACATGCGAACCGGGTCGGTGGTGCGTCCGATTTCAGATTCAACGCTGGACAGTACCTGTGCAGCGGCTTCTTCAGCATCTTCGTCAGTGTTGTTGGAGGTTTCAGCCAGCAACAGATCATCGGCATCCGGTGCTTCTTCCATCACCTGAATGCCCATGTCATTGATCATTTGGATGATGTCTTCGATCTGATCTGAATCGACGATATCTTCCGGCAGATGGTCATTGACCTCGGCATAGGTCAGATAGCCTTGCTCCTTACCACGTTGGACAAG